AATATTTAAAAATGGTGGTGGTGAAGAACTTCGTAAGAAATATTCAGAAGGAACAAGGAGAGCTTGGAGAGAAGGTAAAATGGACGGTGTAAATGTCGGACAATCTAAATGGTGGGATTATGAAACTAAATCTGGTAGAATTGTAAAATGTCAAGGAACTTGGGAACTAAAATATGTAGAGTATTTAGACAAGAATAATATTCCATTTAAAGCTCATAGGGGAACAATTCCATATACAATGAACGGAAACAAACATAGTTATTTACCAGACTTTTATTTAATTACAGAAGATAGATATGTTGATGTGAAAAATGACTACCATTATTCAATCAGTAAAGATAAGTTTAAAGCGATACGAAAGTGTAATCCAAATATAAAATTAGACATTTTATTAAAAGAAGATTTAAACAGGTTGGGAATTGAAGTATGACTTTCTATATGTTAATGGGTGGAGATACTGAAAAGGACACAATTAACTCAACAAATACATTGGGTGAGATTAGTTTCAACACATTCATTCAGTCATATGTAGTGCTAACTTGTTAAGACGAAGTAATCTTAACATTGAAGAAGTGAGAAGTATTTAATGGAACGAAGTAAGACTTTACCAAGAAAAGAAAAAATATTATCAACGAGAAAAAATTTTAACAGAGGATACGATACAACTCGTAGAGATGATAAAGTAAAACCAATTTCAATTGGGTTAATGGATATTGACGCGGCCGTAATGTATTACTTTAATGAGGTAATTAAACCAGAAGTATTAGAGGCAGTTATAGACACAAATGATAAAGTAAGAAAGAATAGAGATTGGGAAGATATGAAAGGTAGAGCCGTAGTAGATGGGTAGAGTTAGTTATAGTCAATTTTCACAATGGGATAAATGCCCTCATATGTGGAAATCCAATTATATAGATAAACTTGGTACATTTACTGATAATATCTATACTATCTTCGGTACTTCGGTACATGAAGTGATTCAAGCCTATTTAGTTTGTTATTATGGCCGAACAATTAAAGAAGCAGATGCATTACCATTAGAAGATATTTTAAAATATCGCATGGAAGAAAATTACAAAACCGCTAAATCAGATTCAAAAGATGAGTTATCAATAACACTACAAGAAATGAAAGAGTTTTATCAAGATGGTGTTTATATGATAAATGAATTTAAGAAACGAAAGAGTGGTTATTTTCCAAAGAAGAATACCGAGTTAGTTGGGGTTGAAATGAGTGTAGAGTATGATTTACCCAACAATATGAATTTTAATGGGTATATGGATGTGGTTATACACAATAAGGTAACAGGCCGTATAAAGATTATTGATATTAAAACTGCCACAATGGGTTGGAATAAGTATCAGAAGATGGATAAGAATAAAACCAATCAGTTATTATTATATAAACAATTCTTTTCTAAACAGAATGATATTCCGATGGATAAAATAGATATTGAATATTTAATACTGAAGAGAAAATTATATGAAAATATGGATTTCCCACAAAAGAGAATACAGGTTTTTACACCAGCAAATGGTAAACCAAGTATCAATAGGGTTATAGGAAGATTAGATGAGTTTATTAGTGATTGTTTTGATGATGATGGAAATCACTATATAAAAGAATATCGTAAAGAACCATCAACAAAGAATTGTAAGTGGTGTGAGTTTAAAACTAAACCAGATATATGTGATAGGAAACGGATATGATTAATCCAACATTAAGAGTGTATTTAACAGATTTTATAGGTACAGATAAAGAAGATGAGGTTATAGAAAAAATAACCGAATATGGTAATGAAGTTAATAATATGAAATTATATTTTTGGTTCGACCAAACGAGAGATAAAGTTGATGTGGCTGGGTTTGTTAAGAAGTGGGATAGAATACCACATAATAATTTTAAAACTATAGTTCGTCCACAATATTTTGATTTGTTTAGAGATTTTATTTGGTATGATGTTATACCAAAACAAATAGCGATTGCCAACACGGCACAGTATACAAGATTTGCTTACAGATATACAAATGGGGCGGATGGTGTACTCGAAGGATTAGATAGTTTTAAATCAACATGGGATTTCACAGTATCAGAAAAACCGCCAAAACGGAAACAAAAGAGGAATGATTATTAAGATAGCAATAGTCGGTAGTCGAGGTTATACAAATACAAAAAAGATAAAAGATTTTATTTTTAAACTTAAAGAAAAGTTTGGAGATGAATTAGAGATAGTTAGTGGTGGCCAAAAGGATGGAGCTGATGGATTGGCTAAGAAATATGCATTAGAGTTTGATATGAAATATGTAGAATTTCCACCACAACATTATACACACAATATACATTGTGTTAAAGAGAGTTTCAATTATGGTAAACCATATGCAGTATGGAATTACTTTAAAAGAAATAAAGAAATAGCAGAATATAGTGATAAAGTTGTAGCATTTATACCCAATGGTGTTGTCTCTAAAGGAACAATGGATACAATTGGACACGCAAAAAAGTTATTAAAAAAGTACATTATTATTGATTAAGGTTATATTTATTATTATATATACATATATACAAGATGGAGTTAAAATATGAGTGAAATAAAACTAACTTCGGTTAAAGTTATATCGGAGTTATACAAGAAATTTAAAAACGAAACAATTGAGAGTGAATTTTCATTACAAAAATTAGTGAATAGGACTCTTGATTTATTTGTTTATGATGGGGAGTTGAGAAAGAAAATTCTCGAACACGATAATCTTCATCAAAGCGGAAGTAAATTTTAAATAAAAACAATAAAGGTTATAAATGTCAGAACTAAAATTACCAAAATTAAAATCTATAAAAAAATCAAGAAAAAAGAAAAAGATTTTATTACTATCAGATGATCTTCGTATGTCAAGTGGGGTTGGTACGATGTCAAGAGAATTTGTCCTCTCAACAATTGATAAATACGATTGGGTACAAGTTGGTGGAGCAATCAAACATCCTGAAGAAGGTAAAGTATTTGATTTGAATGAATCAATTAGAGAAGAAACAGGAATTTATGATGCATCATTAAAAATATTCCCAACAAGTGGATATGGTAATCCTGATATGATTCGACATTTAATCAAAACAGAAAAACCTGATGCAATCCTACACTATACAGACCCAAGATTTTGGCAATGGTTATATCAAATGGAACACGAAATTAGACAAAATATTCCTATTTTTTATTATAACATTTGGGATGATTGGCCAGCTCCAAAATATAATCAAAATTATTATGAGAGTTCTGATTTGATTATGAATATTTCAAAACAAACTGTTGCTATTGTAAATGATGTTTGTACAAGAAAACCACGAACAGATTGGGATTCCACTTATTCACCACATGGGGCTAATGAAGAAATTTTTTATCCCATTACAGATAACAAAGAATTGTTAGAAATGAAAAAGTTTAAACAGGAATTAGTAGGTAATAGACCAATTGATTTTATTTTATTATATGTGAATAGGAATATACGAAGAAAGATGGTTGGTGATTCTATTTTGGCATTTAAAGAATTTGTAAATACTTTACCAAAAGAGAAACAAAGTAGAGTTGCTTATGTAATGCATACTCAACCAGTTGATGATAATGGAACAGATATTCCAGCACTTGTTGAGGCTTTAGCTCCAGAATGTCAAGTGGTATTTTCGCACCAAAAACTTGATAATAAACAAATGAATTTTTTATATAATATATCAGATGTAACAATGAATCTTGCATCCAATGAAGGATTTGGATTAGGTACTTGTGAATCATTAATGTGTGGAACACCAATTGTAGTAAATGTTACAGGAGGGATGCAAGACCAATGTGGATTTAAAGTAAAGGATAAGTTTCTAACTGCTGAAGATTATAAAGAAATTAAATCACTACACGATTGGAGAAAGTGGGAACACAATGAAGAATTAACTTGGGGAGAATGGGTGAAGCCAGTATGGCCAAAGACTCGTTCACTAATGGGTTCAGTACCAACACCATATATCTTTGATGATAGATGTGATTGGGTAGATGCAGGAAATGCTATAAAAGAATGGTATGAAATGGGTAAAGACCCAAGAAAAAGATGTGGTACTAAAGGACATTATTTTGTAAAGAGTGATGATTCAATGCAGAGTGTTCGTTGGATGAGTAAGAATTTCATAGACCACATGGAAACAGCATGGAAAAACTGGACACCAAGAAAAAGAGTAAATACATACAAGGTATAGGAGAAATAAAATGCCGAAAAAAACAACAAAAACAAAAACAAGAAAATCACTAACAACTACTGTAAAAAGAACCAAAGATGGTAATATTATCGGTAATTTTAGAGGTAAAGAAGATCAATTTTGGACAAGAGTTTCAAGAGGATTTAAAAAACTTTTATCACCAGCATTCCCTAAAAAAAGAGGTAAATAATGACAAGACAACAATTTGTAGAAGCAAGTGGTAATTTTTCACTATATGGTGTAGCAAGATTTGCTACATATATGTTATCTGCTATGGCACTATATATGGAAAATTTCCAAGTAGCCGCAATAGCATTTGGATTCGGAGCCACACTTGGTTTCATTCGTAGATTAGCTAGAATTTGGGAGTAACAAGTGCGAATAACGAAAAGTAATACTAAGAAAAAATTTAAAAAACTTTTACGAAGTAAATTAAGTAATCGTAGGAAGAAACCTACAAACTCATATCTTGCGATGCTCAATAGAGATAAACATAAAAGAATGATGGAAGGTATTTATGAAGTTCCATATCATGAGATAACCAAAGAGATGATTCAGAAACGGAGAAGGAATAAATGAGTAAACCATTAGTTTTAGTTACAGCACCAGTAAAAACTCGTAGTGGATACGGAAATCACTCCCGAGATATTGTCAGTGCTTTACTTGATTTAGATAAATACGAAGTTAAGGTAAATCCAGTTCGTTGGGGGAATACACCAATGAATGCATTAGAAGATGGTAATCCAATACATGATAAAATAAAAGAGTGTATGTTAACTGAACCAAGTTTACCAAAACAACCAGAATTACATATTCATATTGTAGTACCAAATGAATTTCAACCATTAGGTAAAAAGAATATTGGTATGACTGCGGGTATTGAAACAACTATACCGCCCCCAAAGTGGATTGAAGGTATGAATAGAATGGATTTAAATATCCTTACTTCAGAATTTTCTAAACAAGGATTTGATCAAGCAGAATTTGAATCTCAAGATAAACAAGGAAATAAAGGCTCACTTCTTAAAGTAACTAAACCAATGGAAACTTTATTTGAAGGAGTTGATACTAATGTTTATAGACCAACGAATGAAATAAATGAGGTGGTTAAAGAAACATTTGATTCCATTGATAATGATTGGAATTTTTTATCAACAGGACATTGGTTGAGTGGAAATCTTGGAGAAGATAGAAAAGATTTAGGTATGATGGTTAAAGTTTTTTGTGAGACATTCAAGAATCAAAAGAAACCACCAGGACTTATTTTGAAAACAAGTGGTGCTACATTTTCAATTATAGATAGAGAAGAAATTTTAACAAAAATAAAAACTATTAAAAAAGATATTAAAGGAATATTACCTCCAGTATATTTAATACACGGAGATTTAACAGATGAGGAAATGAATGAAATGTATAATCATCCAAAGGTTAAGGCTCATATTTCTTTCACACACGGAGAGGGATTTGGTAGACCATTATTAGAGGCAGCTCAAAGTGGAAAACCTGTTATTGCTCCAGGTTGGAGTGGACAACAAGATTTCTTGAATCCAAATTATTCAGTACTATTGAGTGGTAGTTTAGCTAAAGTACCTAAAAACTCATTTCCTAAAGAAATATATTTTGAAGGTTCACAATGGTTTCAAGTTAATTACCAACATGCTTCACAGATAATGAAAGATGTTGTGAAAAACTATATTAAATATTTAGTTAAGTCTAAACAACTACAAGTTTATACTAAATCACTATTTAGTTATGAGAAGATGAAGGAAAAGTTAGATAAAATAATAACACCATTGATAGAATCAGTTCCAAAACAAGTTGAATTAAAATTACCCAAATTACAAAAGATTGAAGGTACTCCAGTAAAAGGGGAACCAGTAAAGGGTAAATTGAAATTACCAGCTTTAAAGAAGGTAACAAAGTAATATGGAAAAGGTAATAGATTGTCCAGTATGTTTTGATACAGACCATTGTTTCGAAGAGATGCAAAAAGAATTTAGTTCTTTTATGTGTTTTAGGTGTGGATATAATTCTAATACTACATTTAAATATGAAAGTAATGAATTGAAAACGGCACAATTAGGAGCAACACAATTAATGAATGATGTTTGTTTTTATGATGAAGATAGAGAGATAATGTGGTTTCCATCTATAGTTAATATGGGAGAGTTGGGTATGATATATCCAGAGGGAACTCAAACTAATTGGAACTATAAATTAGCTCAAGTTCGTAAGTTAACGAAAGAAGAACAAAAGGATGAAAAGTATAAAGGACATGATAAGATGTTAGATGTAGATAATTCAAAAACATTTGGACAATATGAATTCTTAGAGTGTTGTCAAAAAATGGGAATAGTAAAGGATATAAGTAATGGCTCTTAGAAATACAGCTTGGCATGCAGTTGAACCAGGACAGATTGTAACTTTTGGATATAAAAGTGAGGGGTCAAATAAATCATACAAGAGAACTGTATTGATAATTAATCCTGATATGAGATATAGAAAGAAAACTACAAAAAGAATTAAAAGATTTGTAGTTGGTATTCAATTAGATACACAAATTACAAGACCAATTACTGAGACTAAGTTAGAGATGTTATTCAAAAGAGTTGGTGGATTAGAGTTTGAAGAGGGTGCAGTTGCTGGAGATTTACCAGATAGGTTGAGTAAGGCTGGAACAATTAAATTGACTGGTAGATTAAGACCTTGGTATAAATTTTTTAGAACATATAGTAGACGAGAATGTAGAAAGAGAAGAGTTTATTTAGAAATGGATTATTTGAGAATACCAAAAGATACTGTAGATAAATTTAGTGAAGAGATAATGAAACAATACGAGAAGTTATTTGAATTATGAAAATAAGTTATGGAATAACTGTACATAATGAGGCCGATGA